ATCGTTCATGGCTTACCTCCTAAATAAAAACCTTTCGCAGCTCTCTCCCGGTATCCGGTGCTTTATTCGTCCGTAGGCGCAATGCCCGCAGTTTACGGGGCTATATGCGCCGCCATAGTAGGTGTAGTGTTGATAGTAGTGCTGACAGTTGGCGCAGACTGGTTCCCGTTCTCCTATGTTGTATTTCATGGCTTCCTCCTTATCTTGTTAGCACCATGTTAGCACCTTGTGAGTAGAAAGTCAAGTTGGTTTTTGCTAACATACTGCTAAGGAGGTGGTAACAATGGCAACTAACAAAATCCAAACAGGATTGCGGCTCAATGAAACAATTTACGATAAACTCAAAGTGCTTTCTGACCGCGAGAATCGCTCTCTAAACAATCTTATTGAGCATATCCTCCAACTACACCTTGATGATTATGAACGCACCCACGGGGCTATTGTGTTGCCTGAACAGTAACACGCCCGTTCCGCAGGGTCATTCCGAGGTCAATAAGCATCAAAAGCAAAGAATTAAGGGAAACGCCCATTTCATTAGCTACTTCGCATAGTTCGTTGTAGCGTTCTTCGGGTATTCTCAAACCTGTTTGCACTTTGTTCATAGCTTTATCCCTTTCCTTGGAGGTATTTATGTCCCCAAACGCTGAAACTGTAACGCTTTCCATGTACTATGCTTATAAGGCTCGCGCCGCAAAGGGCGTCTCCCTCGATAAGGCTATTACCTTCGGCCTGGATTTCCCCGGCTTGCGCCCCGTGTTGAATGAGCTTGTGCGCTTCGGGGTGGTTCGCTCAAATACCATAGATACCGTGCAGCTTTCCTTGTCATTTATTAGCCATCTGGACAACGAGAGTAAGCAACGCGCCCAAAAAAGAGCTAAGGAGAACGAGAATGACGCCAAGGCGAATGTAGAGCAGGTGAAGCAGTGGCGTCACGAATGGCGTATCGCACTTGTTTCCGCTTGCGCAAGCTCTATACTCACGCTCCTTATCGAGCATTTCACTGAAATACTCGTCTTTATAAAGGAATTTTTCCATTAAGCTCTTGCGTTTCATCGTTTCCTCCTTTCGACAGATTGTGATAAATACTTTTCCACGGTTCGGGAAGAGGGGTAATAAAGCCGCCGCTGACGGTCACGTCCCCTACAAGCTCTACCTCGATTACGGGGGGCTTCCCTGCTTCGTGGGTGATGGTGTACTTTCGTACAATATCGCTTACCGATATGCCGTTGATGGTTATTTCTCCGCTTGTGTCGTTTGTTTTGATTTCAACGTGGTTGTTCATTGTTTTACCTCACCATTACAGTTTAACCGTTATTTTCAAGCAAAAAATTTATCTCATTGTAATTTATCCCATATACTTCCTCGATTTTTTTAATTATAGGAATATCGGGAAACCGTTTTCCCATTTCATAATTTGCTATCGTTGCTACTGAAATGCCTATAAGTTCTGCCGCTTCCTTTTGAGATAGGTTCTTGTTTACCCTCGCGGCCTTTAATGTAATAGTCAACCGTGTCACCTCCTTGTGTCTCTATCATACTACGGTTAAACCGTAATGTCAACTCGTTTTTACGGTTTGTGTTGATTTTTTTATGGTTTAGTCGTATACTATGAGCAAGGAGGTTAATACCATGGAAAATTCTCTCGGAAATAAGGAAGTGATGGCGCGCAATATAAGGCACTATATGGAGTTAAATAATGTAACTCGCATTGAATTGTGTTCAGCGTTAGGGGTAAAGTATACGACATTCTCTGATTGGATAAATGCGAGAACTTATCCCCGCATCGACAAGATAGAGTTAATGGCACGGTATTTCGGCATCACAAAAGCCGATCTTGTTGAAGATCATACCGAGAAAGATGCGTTGATTAGCTACATTCTGTCTGGGGTGTCTCAGTTAAACAACGACAATCGGGCAAAGCTCCTTGACTATCTAAAGCTGCTTTTACAAAGTCAGCGATAAGGCGTAATTGCTCTGTTGACATTCTTTTTAATGTATCACGGGTGATTTCCATTATCCTACCTCCAAACACTTGTTCTGTTTTGATAATAACACGTTAGATTCAAAAAGAAAGGGGGAATTTGTATGAGAGTACCATAAGGGGGACTGCGCTCAACAATGTTGCACAAATCGTGCCTCGGATTTGCCTTTAACCGGCAGAGGGAGCGGGAGCCGCTCACCTCCGCCTCGGCCAGAACGGCGGAGAAGCTTCGTGGGAGCCGCCCCGGTCTGAATTAAGCATATCTCGTTCCCTTGGTTTTTTAAAGCCACAAATAGTATCCTTTCAGGGTAAAAATTGTTTAAATGGGGGGTAAAATAATGGACTTTGAGCGATTGCAGGAGCTTGTGCGGCAATCCGGTAAGACGCAGCAGGAGATCGCGGACGAATGCGGGCTGTCGCTCGCTACTGTCAAAAAGGTGCTTCACGGACAAACATCAAATCCCGGCGTAGATACGCTGATAAGGATATTAAATACCATTGGCAAAAGTCTGCGGGATATAGATTCTGACTTTGTGAGAGTTCCGCAAGGATATAGTAAAGAGGATTTATACGAAGAACTTATCGCCACTAACAAGGAGCGTATAAACGATCTGGTAGCCGAAGGGCGGCGTAAAAGCATTCAATTGCCCCTGTTGTCAGGTGTTTCCGTGTTATTGATGGTGGTTTTAAGCGGAATATTTATCATAGATAGCAGATATCCGAGCATGGGGCTGATACGCCCCGAAACTAAGCATTTATCGACAATAGCAGGGGGTATAATGCTGGTTTTCGCGATATTCGCAGGCTTTCTCATATACATCAGCATAAAAGAATGGAAAAGGTTAAAATAGGAGGGTTTGGTCAATGGGTATGATACATCAGTGCTCTCAGTGTGGGAAAAAGGGGTTGTTCTTGCCGCTCAACAACCTTGGGCACTGTGAGGAATGTATAAAAAAGAATAAGGCGGAACGAGACGAGCTCAAGGCAGAGCAGGATGAGCGCGAAGCGAAACAGATCAAATGCGAGGCGGCGCAGGACGTGCCGCTCATCGCCGAAACGGAAATTACAGACGACGAGGCAGAGAAAAAGGAGGAAGTTGAAAATATGGAAAATACCGGTGTTCGCAAACCGAATGTATCTGAAAAGGACTGGCTTACTACGCTGCTTTTATGTATATTCCTGGGTGGCTTGGGTATACATCGGTTTTACGTCAACAAGCCGCTCACGGCTGTTCTTTGGTTGCTGACTGCCGGCTGCTTTGGTGTTGGTGTTATCATAGATATATGCAGTATAGCCAGCGGCAGTTTTACGGACGGCGACGGGGCTGTGATCCTCTCAGAAAAGCAGCGGGACAGGGCACACGGCTCTGGTGTGCAGGACGCGCCGCCCGTTGATGCCGTCGAGCAGCTCCGCAAGCTGGGTGAATTGCGGGATAGTGGTATCCTGAGTGATGAGGAGTTTGCGGCGAAGAAGTCCGTATTGCTCGACAAGATAAAATAAAAAATCCCCCGGCTGTTGGCGCAGCGCTTATAGGGGGATTAGAGGTGGATGCTTCTCCGCCTCCGATTTTAACATAACGGGAGGTTTTTGTAAATGGCAAGGCAAAGCGACGGGAGGTATAGGGCTAAAGTAACCGTCGGCAAGGATATGAACGGCGGCAGCGTGATAAAATATGTATCCGGGCGCACAAAGAAGGATTTGGAGGCCGCGAAGGAGGCGGTCAAGCAAGAGTTCATCACCGGGCGCACCGCGCAGAAGGACGCGCTTTTCGGCCCATACGCCATACAATGGTATAACGTCTACAAAAAGCCGAATATAAAGGAATCGGCGCAGAGCGGATATAAGACGGCGCTCAACAAGCACATATTGCCGGTGCTGGGAGATAAGCGGCTCACCGCAATATCCACTATGGATTTGCAGGAGCTGCTTAACTCCAAGGGCGATACGTGCGTAACCATAATCGAAAATGTACACCATGTGTTAGAATCCGTCTTTAAGCGGGCATACTCCGAGGGGATAATCCAGCGGGACGTGACCGTGGGGCTGGTCAAGCCCACGAAAGAAAAGTCAAGCCGCCGGGCGCTGACGGAAGCGGAGGAAGTGGCGGCAAAGAAGCTGATGCAGGAGGAAAACGGCCTGCTGGTGGCATTGCTGTACTACACCGGCATGAGGCTCGGTGAAGCCCTCGGCCTGCAATGGGAATGTGTAGATTTCAGGAGGAAGGTCATACACGTCCGGCAGCAGGTCAATTTAAGGAAGGGCATGATAACCCCGCCCAAGACGAAGGAGAGCATACGGGATATACCCCTGCCGGACGAGTTGGCGGAAATGCTCGTGCGGGGATTCCCGCAGGCGTTTGTGTTCCCCGCCACCGATGGAACATACTACCGCAATTCCTCTTCAAATAGGCTATGGCGTTCGCTGATGGAGCGCATGGCAGAGTTGGAGCCGGACATTGAAACGAGAGAGGACGGCGCCTCTATCCTCACGCCGCACTACTTCCGGCACAATTACGCCTCCATACTCTATAATGCCGGCGTTGACGTGCTTTCCGCGCAGAAATTCCTCGGCCATGCCAACGTAAAAGTAACGCTTGAAATTTATTCACACCTTTCAAAGGAAAAAGAGGACGCAAGCGCGGGCGCGGTTATGGACGCTTTCAAAAAAAGGTTGCCGGAAAGTTGCCAGAATGAAACCACAAAATGAGCACAAGCAAGCAAAAAAGCCCTAAACACCTAAGAAAAACGCCCGTGCAACACAGGCGTTTTTGATGTTTGGTATCCGGCGGCTACCCGTTTTTTATTCAGTTCCTTGCAGTTTCTCGTCCGTAAAAAGCGGCTGTTTATCTATATTTTTCGTTTACGCTCGTTTTAGGGTTTGAAATAAAAGGTTGCCAGAAAGTTGCCGGAAGGTTGCCAGTTACGCAGTAAAATATTTTTCAACCTTGAAATCCTTACCGTCTATATCGTTAATGAAATCTTTTGCAAGGCTGAAATAAAACTCCGGGTCTTCTCCCCTGCCTACCATTTCGGCGGTATCGTGACTGTCGTTGTAGTACATATTCATGCACAGGTAGTATTTGCATACCGCCGTTATGCCCTTCGTCGCCAGAAACGCCTTGATGGTATCGTAGTCCCATTTTTGACCGTATGGGCGCATACCCTTGACTATCTGCCGCGCCTCTTCGGGAGTTATCCGATATGCTATCTCTTCGAGGCAATACATTGTTTCTCTGTACACCTCCGGCAGACGGTCCTTTACCGCGTACATCATATCAGAGAGCGCATCGGTTACTTCCGTCATATCGGTGTGCCTTTCGGATATCAGGCGTATGATCTCCTTAAAGCTCATTACTCTGCGCCTCCGTTAATGCTGGCAAGCCCCTGAGTGCAAGCGGTTTTGCCAAGCATTTTAAAACTGCCGCCCGTGGCGTTGGTCTTAACGATGGTAGCATATTTGGTGCGGGTGCGTATGGCGCAGGCTGTGACCTGGGCGCAGCAGCTATTTATCAGCGGGTACTGCTCTGTGCCGGCGCCTATGGTGACAAACACGGGCGCGGTTATAGTGGTAGCCGCCGGGATAGACTGAGCTACCACGATGCAGTATTTCTGATTATCGTTATAGTTGCCTGCCGGGAGGTTGATTATCAACCCGGTTCCCGCCGTGAAGGTAACGGCCTGGGAGATTATAAGGTTGGGGCAGAGTTTGCATACATTTTTACAAGCCATTTTTTATGCTCCTTTCGAAAATCAAGGGGCAGCATACGCCGCCCCGATATATCACGGCATAGCCGGAATTAGCAGCAGCAGCCGCAATTATTACCACAGAAGGGAGAGTTCCCCGCGTTGTAGGTGTAACCGTTGGGATAGCGGACTACTCCGTACATGCGGTTATCCATTTCAAGGCTGGACACTTTGTCCCTGAGAGCCTGCATTTCGTTCGCCTGTATCAGGGAGCGGGTGGCCTCGGCCTCGGCGTGGATAGCGGTGGTTATGTCGCAGGTGTTCTGGTTCATCTGCGCTGAGAGGTTAGCTATACCGAGCCTCTGTTCACAGCAGCAGTTTGCGAGCTGGTTGGACAGGTTCCGGCCTTCGGTGGTGATAGCGTTGTTCAGCGCGAAGGTGGAATCACATATACCGTTGCCGATGTTAGTCAAGCGGTCATTGATCTGGCCGAAGTGCTGACCGAAGAGAATTTCCTGCTGAGACGCAGCGGTGGCATACTGTCCAAATTCGCCCTGGCGGTTCCAGCCGCCAAAGCCGCCGCCCATCATAGCAAAGATCAGGATTAAGGCAAATATCCAGAAGCCTCCGTTGAAGCCGTCAGTCTTGCCATCAGTTACCGCGGCTATATCCGCGAGAGAGGGCATATTATCCATAGTTCTAAAGTTCCTTTCGATTTATATTCCAATCCCGTGCGCGCTTCGGGTAATGGTCTATCTTAATTCAGAAAGAATATCCTCGGGGTCTATCCCGTATTGCTTGCAGGCCGCATAAAACATCTGTTTAGGGTCGCCGTTGCCTATCATCTGCTTTATCTTCTGTATTTGTCCGGGAACGGACATCATCTGTTTAGCCTGCGCTATCATTTGTGGGTTGAGTTTCCTCGGATTTCCTCCGCTTAGCATTTGTAATATCGGGTTTGGCATTTATCATTTCCTCCAATCTGGCTATTCTCTGTTCAAGGCCGTTCACATCGACAGGCGGAGCGGGTTTATACGGGGTTATGCTGTAAGGCGAGAGAGAGGGGAACCCCGCCCCGTCCGTTGTTTTAAGCCACACTATGGGGGCCGTTTCGTCCAAAAGAAGAACGGAGCTATTAGGGGGCATTTGATATGCCTTTGCGCCGCCCTCGCCGTTCACTTTGACTACTTCGGTTCGCTGATATTGGGTTTGCTGGTTAAAATAAGGTTGGTATGGATACACTGTTTCACGCTCCCTTCTACCTGAATTTTGGCATAAAAAAAGAGCCGACAGGATTGCTCCCATCGGCTATTTATCGGCTATTTACAGTGCGTTTTCAGTTGTTTTTCGGCAGCCTTGCACCGCCTTCGTATCTGGTCATATTCAAGGGGTATTTCAAATTTAAGCTGGTACTCGCCCGTCAAAGCGTCGTATGACACCCCGTCTAAAAGGCGGCGGGTTATCAGCCAGCGGTCTTTTTCATTATGTATCCATTCGTGTATGAGTGCTTCCCATTCCGTGCGGGAGCGGGAATTAAGCAATGCTTTATCCATTTCAAAGTGGCCCGCTTCTCCAAAAGCCTACACCTCCTTTATAAAAATGCGCCCCCCAATTAAGGGGGGCTATTGAAAGGGATTCCCGTCCGGGGGCTACTGTTTGTTGTAGTTTGCCGAGGATATGCCCAGCACCGCGCCCAGGAACGTATCAACGGCGGTGATGGTGCCAACTATCTCCTCGGGGTAGGGAAGGTTCCAAATACCCGCGAGGGCGAAATAGAGGGTGCCTATGGCGGGGAGCCATATCAGGGCGATTGCCTTGAGAATGTCGTATACCTTATTTGAGAGTTTCATGTTTTTTCCTCCTTTAATTGTTGTGTGCTTCAAGCCTGTCCAGCCGGTGGTGGGTGCTTTTCGCGCTTTCCTCCACACGAGTCACGCGGCGGTCTATGCCCTCGATTTTTGTAGCCTGCGCCCGTATATCGAGTTTTATATCGTCCACGCCGCGCTTGATGTAGTCCACGTCCGATTTAAGCGCGGTGTCAATGGCGGTGTCGTGTGTAGCCGCATCAACCGCGTCCTTTCTCGCGGTCTTTATGTGAGCCAGCCAGCCCAGCAAAATGCCGCTCAGTCCCGTTACTATTGCCCATATCCATTCCTTGGTCATGGGTGCTCCTCCTTATTTTTTTAGTGTGCCTACATAGATTTTGCCGTCCACGGATACGGTAGCCTGTAACACCTCCGGCAGTTCCGTTTCCCCAGCGTTTGCATAGTCGCCCGCAAACCGCCGTATGGCCGCAATGGTGTTTTTGCCCGCTATGCCGTCAGGGTCCCCCGCGTCATAGCCCAGAGCGTTAAGGGCGGTCTGCAAGGCTTTGATATCGTCTCCCCGCATCATGGGGGTAGTCAGGGTTATGATCTTCCGCGCCTTTACCTCCTCCTTTTCTTCCTCCTGCTGGAGCAGGGCAAGCCGCCCCCAGTGTGTCCAGCTGCCATCGGACAGCTTGCGCTTGCATACGCCATCGTCGCGGCCTTTCGCCTCTATGGTGTAGCCGCCGCCGACGTATACGCCGACATGTACCATGGCCTTCTGGCCGTTCTTCGTGCCCTCGATAAATAGCAAATCGCCGGGACGCATCTCTGCCATGCCAAAATAGCCCCGGTTATCCCGGCACATGCCGTATAGGCCGTGGGCCGAGGTGTCGCCCTTGATCCAATGCATAGTGTCGCTGATATAATGGACGATCAGACCGGAGCAATCAAAAGCATATAGGGGGCGTTTGGCGGCGCCGCGGAAGAACTTAACAGCCCTGTCGTAATTGCGGGTGCTGGTCTCCCTGCGTCTGATCCATGTCTCGGGGTCGTCCATGGTGTCCACGCGCTGTCCCTGCGCTCCCCATACATACATATCGCCTACGTGGGATTCCAGGTAGGCGATAAAACCGTCTATTCTGCTCATCTGCGTTTACCTGCCACCGCGAGGCCGAACCCTATCAGGGCTATGGATACCGCATATGCGAGGACGGAGGCACCGCCGGTCTTGGGTATCACCACGGGATTTTTTGCAATGGGCTGTTCGGCGGGCTGTGCGGCGTTAAAATAGTAGGTCTTGCTCACAGTCCTGTTTTTCTGCATGGCGTTGTAGAGTTCTTCTGCCGTGGTGGCGTTGTCGTAGGCCTTGTCCTTGACGGTTATACGGAGGGCGGCGGGCTGGTCGGTAACTATGCCGCTCAGGTAATATGTTCCGGCCTCCAATCTCAGGTCGTTTGTGTCCAGCTTTACGCCGTCCAGCTCGATTACAAGCTCCATGTCGGTCAGGTCGAAAAACCGGGGTATGCCCAGGTCAACCTTGAGTAGGAAAAGCTCGTTGTTGACGTAGGTCTTGGATACCGCCTTGCCGGTCTGGTAGTCCAGCGCGGTTATATCCAGAGTTACGGGGTCTGCGGCGTAGGCTACGGTGCAAAGGCACAGCATGAGCATTACCGCGAGGATACAAGCGAGTTTCTTCATTTTGATTTTTTTCCTTTCTTTGTTTTTGTTTTTTTAATTATGAAAAAAGAGCCGTGCGGCTCCTTAATCCGTGTATTCGCTCCATTTGGAGCTGCCCGCCTTGGGCTTGTAGACGGTGGACTTGATGTGCTGCTCGGTGCATTGCCACGTTTTGCCGTTGTAGGTAACTATGGTGTCTACCTCAATCACCGTGCCGTCCTCGATGTCGCCCCACGCGGGATAGGTCACGGTCTGCACCGCCCAATATGTGCCGAGGTTTTCGGTAGGGGGCTTGTTGCGGCTGTATCTAAGGGCGACATATCCGCCCTCAACTGTGTCTCCGGCTATGTAGCGGGTCTCAGCGTCCCACGGTGCGCCCTGCGTGGGGGTGGGGGTAAGCCCTGCCCGCGCCGCCGTCAACACCTCTACAAGGTCGGTCTCGTGCGCCTCGATTTCCGCTTTACGCACGGCTACCAGCGCCATAAGTTCACTGCGCGTCATTCACATTCACCCCCAGCTCCGCAAGCGCGTCTATATAGTCCTGCGTGGTGGCCTGCGCCTCATGCTCCGTCCAGCTCTGGACTATCGCTTCGCCGCTGTCCTCCCATATTTCGGTATAATAAAAGCCCTCCTTTGAGGGCATGGGGGAACGGGTCACGGGCTTATAGCCCAGCTCCTTTATTGCCGCATCGTCATTGGTGGAGAGGTGCGCCCCTGCGGGGTGCGTCACACCGTTGATTATAAGCGGCGATTGCAACTCAACCGGCAGGCGTAAATATTCGGGATATTCCCCCGCCAGCTTGGCATAGTTTGTGTTTAGCATTATACCTCCTTTACGTTAACAATTCTAATTTAATAAGATATCCTAAAATTTGGCTGCCATAGCCATAAAATTCAGCCATGAAATAATATTCGCCACGTAAGCTGGATATATCGCACTCTAACATTTGTTCTTGCGTGTTTTGCTGAATGTGAACATAAGCATCACAGCCTCCGTCAGAATATCTTTTACTTCGGTCTACTCCAAAGCCCACAATATTGCTATTTATGGCACTTTGCATATTTGCTGTTGGCTGAAGAGTGATTTTTGCTGTTTTATATGGTGTCAGGTCTAAAGCATTCGTGCTTGCTCCGTAACAATACCTTGGTGATCCGCCAGGTACGTACTGCGCAGAAAATCTCATCTTGCCATCAACATTCGCTATGGCACCATAGCCCGAAACATAAGTCAAATCCTCGTACCCTTGCCATATACCATTTTCAAAAGCAACTAAATCTTTTCCTGCTACCATCATCATTCTACGCCGTAAAGCAAACTGCAATGGTATCATAGCGCGTAGGCGCTTTTTATTTTACGGAGGCTGCCCCCCCCGATAGAATTATTTTACACATAGTATGCTCCTTTTTATTCTTGCCATGCTACATAGCGGTAAGTGCCGGTAAAGTAAACTTGATCATCCGAGCCGACCTTAACGTTTGCAATCGTGAACCCGCTGTCGTTCACAGTAAACTGAACGGATGATGCGTTCATATACCATGTATCTATGTCAAAACATAATACGTTGCCATCGTATGTACTCAAAACATGAAATTGTAATGCTGATTCCATCCTCTCTGACGCTATAAACACCGCAACATGGTCGGGTCTAAAGCCTGTTTGAGCAGATATTGATATTGTTGTCAAATGGGAATTTCCCGCATCTATCGTTCCCGTTGCTATATTTTTCGCCTTTGCCATGTTGCTCATCAGCCTCCTTCGTAGCATAGGTATCATGCGCTCACAACCTCCTGTACTGCCCACACGCCATTGTATACATCAAATTCATAGGTCTTGTTTGCCTCTAATTGCCGGGGCCGCGCCCATAAATGTGCCGCTAAATGACACTGATACACTACTACCCGTAGTAAATTTACCGTGCGCCCAGCCGGATGTTGGCGGGGTAAACACATACGTACCTACAGGAGAGGATACGTTATATATAGTGTTTTCGAAGAGAGGAATAGTAGAGCCAGATAAGTTTTCGTTGATGCTGGGCGATTTCACAAAGTCGTAATTGTCAATATTCCAGTAATTATTTGGGGATGAATTAAGTGTGACAATACCATCAGAGGATAAATAACCCATTTGTATAGTGGTTGCGTCTTGAATCCCAATCAACGTCATAACCGCCATATCGCCCGATGCAAAACGACCTATAATATTCTTATTAGCATTATACGCAGCATATATTTCCGCTAATGTTTTATCAGGTGTGAACGTGCCTTTCAACAATCCTGCTGTATTTTCTGTGAATGTTACAACAAACGCCTTTGCGTCATCTGGTGTAGCGTAGTCCGTGCCACCTTCAGCCTGTGCCACTTTGCCGCCTGCGCCCTTGAGCAGGCCGTTAATGCTGGTCGCGGTGTCGGCGGTTATCTCGTTAGGGCCTGCGGGGCCCTGTTCGCCCTGTGCGCCAGTGTCGCCTTTCGCTCCCGTGTCGCCCTGCGGGCCTTTGATGCTGGTACTTGCGGGATTATCCAGTCCACCGTTATTACTCCATGAGATAACACCCTCGGCAGAGACAGCGGGGGTAAAATACGGGCCGGTGTCGCCCTTGGGGCCGTCCGCGCCCTTGGGGCCTTGGATACCCTGCGGGCCTTGCTCACCCGGATCGCCCTTCGCGCCGGGGTCGCCTGTCGCGCCTTTTTCGCCCTGCGGGATGCCGAACTCAAAATCAAATACCTTTGCGGTGTCCGCGCCGCTTGCCGTTACCTTTACGGTGGCGGCGGCTCCGGCGGTGAGGGTGGTTGCCGTGGCGGTAGGTGTGCCAAACCCTGCGGCTGTGCCGGGGTCGCCTTTTGCGCCGGGGTCTCCCTGCGGGCCTTGCTCGCCCTGTATGCCCTGTTCGCCCTGTATGCCCTGCTTGCCTTGTATGCCCTGCGGGCCTTGCTCTCCGGCGGGGCCGCGCTCACCTGTGAGGCCCTGTTCACCCTGTGGGCCTTTTATGTTGACGTCAGGGGGATTGTTCAGGCCGCCGTTATTGCTCCATGAGATTATGCCCTCAGCGGATACCGAGGGGGTAAAGTAGGGGCCGGGGTCGCCCTTTGCTCCAGCGTCTCCTTTCGCTCCCTGTTCTCCTTGTATACCCTGTTCACCTTGTATGCCCTGTTCACCTTGGGGGCCCTTAGGAACACCGAACTTAAAGGCAAATACCTTTGCGGTATCTGCGCCGGAAGCTGTAACCTCTACAGTAGCGGGGGTTCCCGCGTCAAGGGTGGTCGCCGTGGCGGTAGGTGTGCCAAATCCGGCGGCTGTGCCGGGGTCGCCTTTTGCGCCGGGGTCGCCCTTGGGGCCCGTATCGCCTTTAGGGCCAGTGGGGCCTTGTTCACCTTTTGCGCCCTGCAAGGGGCCGTTGTTTACCCACTTGGAATTTACGCCGTCCCAGATATATATATCATACGGTTCGCCCGCGCCCACGCCGTAAGCGTCGCCAGCGGAGGGGTTAGATACTCCGGCTTGTAATGCGGAGAGGGAAGCGTAATAGCCCAACACGGCAAATCCTTCGCCCGTGGCTCCCGTATCACCCTTGGGGCCCGTTTCTCCCTTGTCTCCGGGGTCGCCTTTAGGGCCTTGGATACCCTGTTCACCTTTGGGGCCAGTGGGGCCCGTTGCTCCTGCGGCTCCCGTGTCGCCTTTATCGCCTTTCTTGCCTTCGGGGCCTTGGGGGCCGACGGGGCCGGGAGTGCCGTCCTGCCACGCCGAGCCGCTTGCGGTTCGAGTGAGTACCTGCCCCGGCGTTCCGCCCGCCGGCAATCCCCCTCCGCCGGAACCGCCGCCGCTCTGCGCCGCCTCGTTTATGGCCGCTACAAGGGTATTCTTGTCCGCGGTGGTCAGATCGTCCATGTCGCCGATTTTTGCAAGGAGTTGTTCGTACTGCGTCAGGGATATATCCGGCAGTTCGCCATCCGTAGCGCCGAACGGCAGTACGTCAAACCATACTGGGCCCGCCGTCACGCGGCTGTCGGCCTTTATGCCGGATAGTTTCAGTTCCCAGCGTCCTGCAGTGAGGTTTATTCCCTGCTCTGCAGTGATTTCGCCACTTGTGAGTTCCGCGGTTATGGTCTTATCTCCGCATACAAAATAGGCCGTGATAACGCGGCCCTTCCAGTCGGCGTCAAACGCAAATTTTGCAGTCAGATAGTTTATGCTGTCCGCCACCACAATGGGTGTGCGCAGCATAAGCCTCTGCCCGCGTATAATGCCTGTAAGCATAGTCGCCCTCCTACAGTTTGTATTCTATGACATAAGTGCCGGATATTTTATTCACTTTTACCCGGTCGCCCGCTTTCAACGAGAGCGCGGCGTTATATTTATAGCGTTTCTGCGTAGCGGTAGTTTCACCGTCAAATTTTAATGTGGCTTTGCCGCCGGACACCGCCACCACAGAGGCAAATTTCGCCGCTGATGGCCTGCGCTTTTGTAAAAACAGTGCTTCCTGCTCCTGATATATCACACGAACACCACCTTTTTTGCCTGATGCTCCATGAGGGCGCCAGGGCGTATCTCTATTTTCCAGTCGGTTTCCTCGTATACGCCCACCAGATCCCCGTTATACAGCGCGATAACATCTCCTACGCCATGGGCCGGGTTTATGGCCGTGTAAAATTTGATTTTTTGCGTTGCAAACATGGATTTCACAGCAAGATTATCCGCGTATTTTTGCAGCGCCGTCTGGCTTGCTATATTATCCAGTTCAACCGGCGTCGCCAATATGCGCCGCCCCCTGCGTACCGTGGACAAAGCGGAGATCATGCTGTCATTTATGCCCGTTGCGGTCATGGGGTTGTCATAGTCAGGGTTAGATACGTTGACGATGAAAACGTTGGGGGCCTCATATATGTCCATTTCCTCTGTGTATTCCGGGGCGATAATACTATATTCGTCGTCCCGATACTCCCGGTCTATGTTGGAGCTGGACGGAGCCTCGTACCTTTCAAGGCGGGCCACCCCATCAAAATCAAACCAAACATCCGAAAAGTTTATCTCGGACAGCAGTGCATTGATAATGGTGAGATATTCCGTTCCTATTTCCCAATCCTCACGGTCTGTGGCAAGAGTGTCCTCGCAATCGTCCATCCGTATGCGCGGTATTCCGGCGTCCCGGATAAGGCTCTGTATCGCAGTCATATATGGCGTCCCCGCCGCAATATAATACCGGGCCTCGGTTTTGGTTTGTTTGAGCTTCAGTGCGCGGTCGTATGCCTCTATGGTGTCCTCGTCCTTGCCGTATTTAGTGTGTTTGGTGGTCAGCGTGCCCACCATGTATATGCCGAGAGGATACTCTATGCCGTCCTTGATGTAATACGGTCTTATTTCGTCGTTTAGATAATCCACATTGTCGTTATGCTCGAACACGCCGTACATGGAGGTTTTTATTTCGCCATCGGCAGCCATGGTGACGGTGGGATAGCTATCTCCCACCGCCGCCAGATTGTGCTCTGTAACAGCCCCGTTGTGTATCACCTCAAAGCGGCTGGCTACTATACTCAGTGTATCAGTCATACTCTATTCTCTCCATATTGTCCGTCTGCTGTATGCTGCACGAAAATGCCCTGAAAAACTGGTCTACGCTCAGTTCGAAGCCCATCAGCGGGCCGGTGCACAGGCAGCCGTGCTGATCTCTGTATATCACGGTCTTGCCCAGCAGCCCCTCAAAAGCCGCTGCCTGCGCCGCATCGTTAAAAGCAGCGTTAAAACTGTATATTTTGGTTATTTGCTGCGAGGTCTCAGCCACGGGATACCGCCGCCCGGCGTAAAACTGATACGCTACATCCTGATACGCCGACACGCCCAGCGGGCTATTCTGCGCGGTGGAATATTCCAGCCGCAACCATTGCATTTCACCCAGCGCCGCTATCTCCGGCGCGTCTACCGAAAGCGTGACCGTGACCTCATTGGACATGGAGTAACTGTCTCCAGCAACGCCGCGCACTTTATATTTGTGCGTCCCTATGGCCATTTGGTCGGAGTATGTGTGTGCCGTGGTTTTTGCTATTGGTATGTCATCGCGGTAAATATAGTAAGTTTTGTGATCCGTTTCTGTCCATGCAAGGGCCGCTTTTTCGCCGCCCGCGGCAAAAAGTGTTATTGGCGCGCCCGGGGTGTTGGCAACGGTAAATTCAGCCGTTCCCCAATCGCTCCAAAGGCCATATTCGTTTTGTATCCGCACCGCGGCTATGTGCGCGCCATCATTCAGGTATTCTTTAACCTTATACTGCCCGTCAGTGCTGTAAGCGGTGCGGAGCACCGCATCGTCTACCTTCACCTGATAAGCAAGCTGCCCTTCGCCTGTCCACGTTATCACCGGCCTTGGGCTTGCCGTTGCGGCTACCGTCGGTGTGGATGGTTTGCCCTGAGCCGTAAACGATACTTCCGTGCTCCATGCGGATACGGCATCATAAATATTAGTGCAGCGCACACGCCAGTATACGGTTCCCGCAACTAAGGTGTTCGGCGGTATGTCGGCGTATGTGTTTGCCGTTTCTCCTGTTTGCAGCTCCGTCCATTCTGTATGTGACGTGTCTTTATATTGCAGTTCGTATTTTTTCTGTGGGATGCCGTTTTCGCTTTTGTACGTCCACTCGAATCTTACGGTCTCCCAGCTTCCGGCGTATGTGTTTTTTGGTTTTGTCGCCGTTGCGGTTATTTTATCGTTTGGGAACAGGCCCTTTATGTAGTAGCTGCCGTCGGGGTTTTGGTTATCTTCCAACTGTGTTGATTGAGGGATTACAAAAGCGGGGACAACACCATACGTTTTCGAGGGGTTGTTGTAGTTGTCGAAGCCGTCCGTGCTGACGTACCAGGCGTTGCCAGAAGATTTCAGCGAGGAAAGCCACCAGCGGGCAGCCAAGCCGTTGAGGGTTTTAATCCTCGTGTGTAATTGGAGGGTTTTGCCCTCCGCAACTCCGTTGTTATTGCCGAAGCCCGCCATGGTGTAGGTCATGGCAAACATCTTACGGGTTATATTGCCAGAGCCGGAAAGATTAAACGTTACGTCCATCATTTTTTCGCGCAGCGTTTGCGGGAAACTGTTGAATATCGTATTTTTTATAAGATTATCCAGTGTTCCGTTCGGGTATAGGGCCGAGTTTCCAAACTCCGATTCTTCGTACACTCTTTTGTATACCAGCACCGCTCCGCCGGATACGAGGTTATCTTTATCCGCCACTTCGCATAGCCTGTTTTCTTCGGTGCCTACCGGGATGAGTATTGTTGCCCCCAGCGGCAAGTCTGCTAATGTCGCCATATATTATCCTCCGTATCCCATCCGCACGCTGCGTCGGTAGTTGTTCGCCATGTCTACCAGTTTTTGTATATCGCTTATCTGTGACATATCAACTCTGATATTAAAAGTGTCGCCGCCCACGCCGCGGCTCTCCTGGTTGGTGAGCACCTGGCTTCCCTTTGGGAGGTTGACCAGCTCCGGGCCGTTTTCGCCCACCCAAGTCAGGCCGCCGCGCCAGTTGTCGGTGCCGGCGGCGTTATGCGCCACGCCGCCCATCCAACGCCCGAAGCTGCTGTCTGTGCCGTTAAAGACGTTGGCTATGCTCTGTATATTCGAGGTGTCAAATCTCTTCTGCCCGAAGGAGAAAAGATAATCCAGCGTGTCTGTAAGCGCTCCCACAGCGTTTACGACCACCTTCACCGCGTCCGCGAACAGGGCCAGTACGCCGCCAATCGCCTGGAATGCCGGCTTTAGCAGGTTGAGTCTATCCAGCACCGGCTCTAACGCCTGTAACAGGTTGCCCGCCAGTTCGATGATTGTGCCGAAAAGGTCAACCAGCCCCGTATCCGCCGCAAACTCCGCAAATTGCATCGCAAGGTCGCCCACGATCTGTATTACCTGTTCGAGGGCCGGTGCAAAAGCAGCCGCAACTTTGCTTTTCGCGGCTTCCATTTTTGCCTCGAACATTCCGAGCGAATCGCTGAGAGAGGCCAGCTTTTGTATGTCCTCGTCCTTCACGATGGGCGCTGCCGAGGCTACCTGTTCTATTGCCCTGCCGTATTTTTCAAGCATGGGGATAACGGCTTCTTCGCCGGTCGTTCCCAGCAGTTTTGAGGCTATTGCATTTCTATCGGTTACGTCGGACATCTGTGCCAGAGCGCTGTATACCTCTGTAAAAAGCTGTGCCTGTGATTTCATCGTGCCGTCGGTGTTTGTCACCGATACGCCGAGGCGGTCGAACATTTCCGCCGCTTCGCCGGAGCCGCTGGCGGCGTCCTGTGCTTTCTCTGCAAGGGCGGAAAGGTCTCCCTTAGCCTGATCCATCGAGTAACCCACGGACTGCATTACATAATCGAGCCGCTGATATGATTCGGTGGACATGCCAAGCTGAGATGAACCGCTCTCGATTTCTTTGGCCCATTCTGCCTGCTGCACCGTCAAGTCGATAAGCGCTTTTTCTACCACCACTATCGCGGCGGCTACCGCCGCAAACGTGCCTATCAGCGCCATGGATTGACCGTCTATCTTCACCATCCCGTCGAGGGTTCCCTTGATGTTGTCCGGCAGGCTTATTCCAAATTTGCTGCCCAGTTCGTCGAGCGCATCGCCCATCCCCTTGCTGTTGTCCCCCGCATTATCAGCCCCATCGCCGTACTCTTTCAAGGCTTCCGTGTTGTTTTTCAGCTCTTTTTCGGCTTTTATGAGCGCCGTTTCGGTGTCGTTCACGGCCTTTTTCATGCGCATCGTGCGTTCGTCGGCCTCGCCATAGGCCGCGCCCACCTTCTTTAGCCACTCTTCCTGCAATTCCAGTTTGTCTTTCAGGTTCAACACGCTTTCGTCGAGGTTTTTGTTTTTTGCGTTCAACGCCTCGGCGGAATCGGCATTATCCTCAAACTGCGCCGCCAGCTTTTTTGATTCCGATTGCAGCACTTTCATGCCGTTATCTATGCTTTTCAGCGCTTCTTTATATTCCTTTTCCCCTTCGGCTATAAATTTCGTTCTTATGCTCGGCATTTACGTACCTCCCAAAAATGCGGATAGGCTTTTAGTTTTCTCCTGCGTTATGCCCTGCATTTTTGCATATTCTTTGATTATTCTTGCTATCCTGTACGGCGTGGCCGTTTTCCAGAATTCCCTTTCACTCAGTCCGAATCGTATCACCCATACCGTAAGATACCACGCGAAATTTATGGGTTCGTCTTCCGCGTGGTTTTCGCGTTTTTTGGTTCCGCTTCCTCATCGCCGCGAAGCGCCGCTGCAGTCAGTTCCATCACGAGCGACGTTACGCCCGAAAGCTGTGAGGGCGGTATGAGCCGCCCCACTTGCTTCACGGTATAAGACTTGTCGGAGCCCTCGCTGTCAAGATAGTCGTTTATCATGGCAGTCAAAAAGCACACGATTGTCTTTGTCGTAGCGCTCCTGAGCGCTTTTGATATATTGCCGTCAAACATTTCCTGCACGTCCGCCAGCACATTCATGTTGCAGCAGAGGGTCATTTCCTGTCCGTCAAAGGTGTATTTTGCGGTTTTCAGTCTTATATCCATGCCGTTCTCCTTTTATGACGCGCCGAAGCACTTGTTTATCCACGCTACCGCATCGCTTTCGCTTGCCAGTGTTGCAGTCTCCATGATATTCTTGTCCTCGCTGTCATCTGCTAAAAACTCGCCCGTGGTCGTGGGAGTCTGGAAGGTGATGCTGTCGCCTTTTGTGGCGTATACATAGCCGGGTGCGCCAAAAAGCACCTTGTACACAAAGACGGCGGTATATTTGTCCGTGCCGTCAATAGCGTCCGGGGCGTAAAAGCCCATGCCGACATACTTCGCAATGTCCTTCGCAGTGGCTTTAAGGCTCTTTTGTGAGGTGTTTGTTCCTACGTTGCGCGTATTTTCGCTCATGCCAAAAAGCAGTTTCTGTGCCGCGTCGGTGATGTATTTCACTCCAACGCTGACAGTGCCGCCGGTTATGAGTTTCTTGTACTCGGCAAGGCGGCTCTCGGCGTACAGTCTGCCCTCGGCAGCGGTCAGGTTCAGCTCCACGCTCATTGCGTCGCCCATGCTTACGGGCGTATCATAAGTGATGGTGCCGTCGGTATTTGTGTACTTGCCGATTTTTATTCCTCTGAGATCAAAAGTAGGCATTTAATCCAATCCTTTCTGCTTAAAAAATAGGTTTACCTTTTGGTTCAAAATTTCCTCAAATTTCTTTACTGCGCGTTCCTCGGCTATTGTCCAGAAACGGGAACCGGGGTCGTTAGAGCGCCCATAGTTGCGGCTGAATGCCACTTGCCCATTGGACGCGCCGCTGTCGTTTTTCCCTGTGGGCTTTACCATAACATAGCGGGAGCCGTCCTTATCCTTGCCTTTTGATTTTTTGATAGAGCGTAGCAGAGAGCCGGTACGATATTCGCCATACTGATATATGGCCCGTTCGATTTCCTGTTTTGCATAGTCTGCGCCATCGTTCATCAGTTCGTCGTTTAGTTTGTCCATGCCGTCCCTTACGCCTTTTAGGGCCGCCTCCACCTCATCAAATCCGGAAAACTCAACGTTAGCCATATATCCCTCCTACGCCCACCGCGGTCATGGCAATGTGGTACAGTCCCGTGTCCACTTCGTATATTTCCGCGTCCACAGTGCAACTCCAGCCTGCCGCAGCGAGCCTGCCCTTGATATCCTTTATAGCCAGCTCGAACGGGGGAGTGTCGGTGTAGTAATCCACAGAGTACATCACGCCCGTTTCCTTTTCTGCGCCCTCTGCGTATAGCGTCCCGATCTGGCCCATGCACTGATACGTGATATAGCTGCGCTGGTCGCCCATGTAGGGCGGGTGGCATACGGTGTATCCATCCTTGAGTATCTCCGCTATGGTCATGCCGTCACCACCCTCTGAGCCTTAATCTCCAAAAATTCCCGGCGGTCGCCTATGTTGTCTATGCTGATGATCTCGTAAGGCTCGGCATCCCGCTCATGCCATATGCGGCACTCGACGGTCACAAGGGGCGAGTAGCGCATGGTTATGGTCACGGGCTGCCGCAAGTGCAGTTCTTCCGCCTGATATACCTCCGTACCGTGGGCATTCACCCACTTGCACCACACGGGGCCGGGGAAAACATTTTTAAAGCTTTCCGCGCTGAATCCGGCTTTGATGCTGTATTCCTGCGCTTTTATGGTGATTTTCGTTCGCATTGCGCCTGCTCCGGCTTTAATTGCCATCAAAACCACCAGCCTTTATATTGATTCAGCATCGCGCGAACCGCTATGTCTATCTCGGTCGTAGAACCCTGTATCACAGCCTCCCGGTTGGTGTACCAATGGCCTATGAGCAGGAGCATGGCCTGTCGCACAAGGTAGGGTGTCTCCTCGTATCCTGCGGTGTAGGTTATGACTGCGCCGGGCTTGTTTACCGTCACAGTGCCGCGGCGCACGTCTGCAGTATACTCCACCGCCTCGCCGTCCACCGTAACGCTGTCCACGCTTATCACGGGGCCACGCGGGAGTGTCACAGTGCCGCTCACCTCCGGGTAAGCGGTTATGGACTGCTCCGCAAATGACTTCCCGCAATAGTTCTCGCAATATTCGCGGGCCGCGCTTATGAGAGGAGCTATTATATCCTTGTCCTCGCTGGTATCGCCGGGGTTATTCCGCAGATGCAGTTTTACCTCTTCGAGGCTTAGCGGTTCCACTGCTGGGGGTTGTCTTGTTATTACCATTGTCGGCCTCCATGGCTATGGCGTAACAGCCCCTGATGAGCTGCCGCGCCGTTGCCTCGTCTATGTCAATGATGGAGCCGGGCGGGGTTACTCCCTCCGGCCCGGCTGCCAAGGTCAACATTTTGATTTTCATCAGCTCGCCTTCATTTTCAGACGGCTGAACGCCTCGCCTACTACGGGTGCGCCGTCGCCATAGTACTCGACAACGTAGCCTATCTCGTTGTTGACGGCGTACAGCTCGTTAAGCACCTGTATGTAGAGGCCGTCGCTGTCGCATACCCAATAGCCGGTTTTAAAGTCGCCGTATACTGCCACGTACTTGCCCGCGGCTACGGCGTTAGGCGCGTACTCGGACATATACACGGGAGCGCCCAGCAGCATATCAGGCTGTCCTGCCTGCACGGAGGGCTGCCATATATACTGGCCGTCGCTGTCCTTGAGCTTTGCGATCATCTTGCAGAGGTCGCGGTGCATTACCCAGGAGGCCCCGCGCATATACTGGCCCTTCACGCCGTATTTGCACTCTATCAGGTCGTCGGTGGCCACGGCGGTGGCGGAAGCGGCGGTAACGTCGCGCCCGGTGGCTATGCCGCTGTCAGAGGCGGTAAAGATGCCCAAAGGCTGGTTAGTGCCCGTTCCGCTCATAAAGGCGTTTTCCTGCGCCGCCTCGATCTTGTACAATATGCGGTCAAGCACGGTCTGATCAGGGCTGGGTGCGTGGCGCATGAGGGTCTTGGATATCTTAATCAGTTTGGCAAGGCGCTGGGGCTTAAATTCGCGGCGGCCGAAGGCGATGGTCGCCTCTTCGGGGGCTGCCGCCACCTCGGTTGTCCATGCCACATCAGACGCATCGGTAGTCAGGCTGGGATACCCAAGGCTCTGTGCCTGACCTATGGGGCCTACGACGTTGCATATCTGGCGCATAAACATGTCATTTTTGAGCCCGGCTATGAGCTGGTTGACAAATTCCACGGGTGCGGTCAGATAACCGGCGGTAGCGTTTGTGCCAAGGGTCATGGTGGTGTTTTTGTACCTGGTTATGGACTCGGGATCGCCCTGCAGTGCACGGGCAAATACTTTAATGTGCTCGTCCTTCTTGTCGCCCAGCTTGTCGATCACTTCACCGGCGGCGCGTTCCCGCTCGAGCTGCTTCTGCTCGCGGATTATGTTGGCGTTGAGCGCGTCAAACTCCTTTTCGAGCCGGTTATAGGTCTCGGTGGATTCCGCGTCCATCACGCCGTCTTCAAATTTGTTCATTATTTCGCGCATCTGGGTTGCGGCATTTGCGCGATCCTGCATCATTTCGTAGAGCTTTTTCATCGGTTACTTATACCTCCAAAATTTTTAGTTTAGTCGCTCTGAATCTCTTGCGCTGCTCCTGCAGTGCGGTGTTTATATCTGCTGCGGGCTGGATTGCTCCCCCGTTGTCAGGCTCCCTGTTTTCCGGCGGTTCCTTCGGCGCGTGCTTGTACAGCGCAAACCACTTTTCGCTGTTTACACAAGCCGCGATCTTTTTATTCTCGATCAGTTCATCCACAAATCCCATGTCGAGCGCCTCGGCACCGCTCATCCATGTTTCTGCTGTCATAAGGGCGGATATCTCGTCTTTCTCCTTGCCGGTGCGGGCGGCGTATATGTCCGCTATCTGGTCGTTGATACGGTCGAGCTCGTCGGCGGTCCTGCGTAAGTCCTCCGCCCCGCCGCCGGCGTATGTCCATGCATTATGTATCATCAACGTGGCGTTTTCGGGCATTTTGATGGTATCGCCCGCCATGGCAACCACTGATGCGGCGGAGGCGGCGAGGCCGTCTATATGCACGTTTTTTGTCGCCGGGTGGCGGTTCAGTATGTTATACAAGCTAAATCCCGCAAAAATATCTCCGCCGGGGCTGTTTATATACACATCAAGGGTGGATATATCCCCCAGCGCCGTCAATTCTTTTTGAAATTGCGCAGGGGTTATTTCGTCGCCCCACCATGACGTATCGCTGATCTCTCCGTACAAAAAAAGCTCGCCGGCGTTGCCGAGAGCTTTAAACTCCCAAAATTTATTCATTTTTCAGGGGTGCTCCTTTCGCTTGCGCGCTTTTAGGCGCGTTGAGTTTTGCGTTTTCCAGCGGCAGCATGTTGCCGTTGATAAAGTATATCTTTCCCAGCCCATCGGGTATGGGGTTCATATCCTCCAGCTCGCGGATATCGTCAGCACACATCACGCCGTTTTGCCGCATGGTGTTGTAGTAGCTCGTGCGGGTGGCGGTGTCGCCCCTCAGCAGGCTGTTTGTGTTGAATTTAAAATAATACTTCGCCTGCTCCGCCCCGCTCAACAGGTCACGGTAAAGGGCCTGCTCTATACGCACGGATAAAGGATTTATGCAATCCCGGACGAATTCGGCGCTCTGCTGCTCAATATTTGAAAAAGTGGCTTTTTCCAGATCCATGCACATGTGCGGGGGTACGCCGAAAATGCGACATATCTCGGTTACAGCCCATTTGCGGCTATCAAGGAGCTGTGTCTTTGACATGTCCCTGTCCCACGGCTGCGCCGT